TTTAAAAATAAAGACCTTTGATGGGGATAAGGTGCGAATTATCTTGTAATTACTCTTACCCTTTGGTGAGTCGAGCTGAAAATCTAACTCAACGTGTGTTTTACCATTTGTAAGATTATTTGGTATGAGATCTTTTTTAAGTTCACGTAATGTCTCCCCGAAAATAGCAAAGTATAGAGCATCAGCTATAGTACTCTTACCAATGGCGTTTCTACGATCAGGTTTATCTTTATTTTTACCCGTAATAACATGAAGACCTTTGGTAAACTCAACAGTTACTGGTTCTTCACCTACAGATAAAAAATTTACTATACTAAGTTTCTTAAAGTTTACTTTTTTCATATAAACCAAGAGTGTATTTTATTATCTCCTTTTTATTTTTAATTTCAAGGAGATTTACAAACTCTTCTATTGCTCGGGGTATGTCAATCCCAGAAAGGTCTTCCTTATTATCTGTATCATCAATTAACCGGTTAAAGTTTATGTCATAATCAACAGTTAAAACTTCAGGTTTAAGCAATGTCAATTTTTTAAGAAGTATATCCATATCGGCTTGTGATATATTCATATCAACTTTAAGTCTAATAATATTACCAACAAATAGGTTAATGATTTTTTTTGTTATTTTACCTTCTCTAACTAACTCACCGAGAGATATTTTTTTATAGTTGGGTGATACATTATTTGGAGTAAAATCATATTGCAGAGTATCTAAATCTAGGATGTAATAGCCTTTTTGGTTACCAGTATCACCAAAATCCATATGAAACGGGTTACCTACATATAAGATAGTTCCTCTTCCGAACTTCTTTTCATGTCTTGTATGAAAATGACCAGATATTACTAATGGGCTTTTTTCGAGGAGCTCTTTAACCTTGATACCTTCTTCACATACTTTATAAGAATTCATTTTGAAAGTTTCTATCTCAAAATGACCAAAGATTACATCACTCTCTGGTATTTCTTTAATACTTGTGTTCCAGGGACAAAAGGTAATAGTGCGGTCGAAGGCTTCAATCGTGTCAAAACTGTCTAATATGGTTACGTTTTTACGCTTTTTGAATATTGATAGTGAATTAACATCTGTTCTATGTTTATAATAGATATCATGGTTGCCCGTGAGGGCAATAATATTAAAATCACATAAGATATCAAACACATCTGCAGATATCTGCAGCGTATTAACTGATATCTCACTTCTATTGTGATGCCAGTCACCGCAAAAGATTATATCTTTGATATTTTTTCGTTTACACTCTTCTTTAAACCAGTGAGCCCACTCAATCGCATAATTATGCCAACTTGAACTGTTTGTGTGGACGCCTAAATGAAGATCTGAAAAAATAGCAACTCTGGGCTTATTAATCTTCAAAAGAATTTTCTTCGTCAGGTGGTTTTACGTATACATGGCCGTGCGTATTGTCGGGATTGGACATATAATCTTCATATACTTGTTCTCTATACTTTGTAATAGCATCATGATGCTTCTTTTCTTTTTTAATACGATTAATAAACGCATGATATGCTATGGTTGTAAAGTAAGAAAAGGGGTTTGTCGCTTTCGAGAAGTCAAATTTTTTATGTTTTAAAGCAGAATACATTTTTATAAGAGCATCACCTATCATATCGTCTTTGTATGTATAATTGATAAAAGATGCGTTATAGCTTAGACCATAGGCAATTTTTTTAATGTTTTCAGCTAAGTCGTCTGTAAGAATATCAGAATCATAATACTTTCTTAGTGATGCTTTAAAGACTTTAGGTTCTATATAATATATTTTTTTCTCTTTTGGTTTTTCCTCTTTTCCGGCCATTACCTTATTATTATATAATGTTATTATTGTTTTTCAACAATGTTAGTTTCAGTATACTTTATCTTCTCAGTATCATAAATTTCTTTTCTCTTTTCACAATGACGTATACCATATCTTAACCTATCACACACATCAAATATAATTAATTTAGATTTTAGGTTATGTTTCCTTAATCCACGGCCAATTGACTGGACGGTACGTATAAAGGACTTACCTCCAGACGCAAAAATAATATTATGTAAGTTTTTAATGTTAATCCCGGTGGAAAAGATGGCACTTATAGCGATACACACAACATTTGTGTCGGTTTCCATTATTTTCTTGATCTTCTCCCGTTCTTCAACCTCTACCTCGCCTCTAATGAAGTAAATCTGCTTAGTTGTTAGGGTATCTAGGTACACTTTTAGTAATTCTCCGTGTTTAATATGATTAACCAAAATTAACGTATTGTTATCTAGCTTCCCGCATAGTTTTGCCAAAAACTTGTTTCTAAAATCACTTTCATATATAAAATCTAACTCTTCTCGATAAGCATCATCGGAATTATACCGTGGACCTCTAATATACTGTAAATTTAACACCTTTACATGTACATTAGCTAGATAATCCTCCATTCTAAGCTCATAACTCGACTTTTCATATATAACTGGGCCGAATTTACCAATAATAGACCACTTATCCAAGTTATTTTCAGGTAATGTACCGGTAAACCCATATTTGTTTGGTGTTCTTATTCTAGATACAATCTTACTAATCTTATTAGATGCTTTTATCTTATGACACTCATCAACAATAAACAGGTCAATGTGTTTTAACCAATCATTCTCTTCAAACCGGCTTTGAACGATACCAATATTACAAATTATGACGTTGGCAGTAAGATCTGGCTTGGTTTTGCCCGTCCATTTAGTCAATTTAAAGCTAATTCCACAATTTAAGAACTCATCATATGTTTGGGTCACTAGGCCTAGGTCAGGTACTAACACAACACACTTAAAAGTGTCTTTATCTGGACTGTTTCGAAAATAATTTTCAATAAGTGCTGCAGTCGTGAACGTTTTTCCGGCGCCTGTACCTAAAACACACGTACCTCTCCCTAGTTTAAGTGCCTTTTTAATTACATCCTCTTGATATTCCCTTAAATCAAGCGTAAACTCTTTAAACAAGTCAATATCACTACCTACTTTTAATACTTTTTGTAGTTTATCGGTTATTTCTATATCAACTGTTACTTGTTCTCTTATAAGATACTGTCTTATCTCCCAATATAGACCGACTTCACACGCACCGGTGCCTGTAATTGCATATTTTCTTCTTGCTGCGAAGCGGCCTCTATATCTGGCAAAGCGTGCTCCTTCGTTTTCTACACTAAAGTGTTCTCTTATTTGATCAAATAGGTCTTGATCATCAGTTCTAAGCTGAATCTTGCGATTACTTGTGTTATAACCAAAGGTCAACATTAGAGCTGCTCCATTTTATTGATATCAATAATGTTTTTTATCTCCCAGTGCATATTACCGAGTATTTTTTCAACCTTTTCAAGATATTCGATGATAGCGTCTTGTTCAGCAATGCCTTTGTTAAGAGAGTCTATTGATTCATGTCTTTCAGCTGCAGATTCAGCTGCTGACTGACTTATTCTTACCGGTGAATCGGTAATTACCTTCTTTACAAGCTCTTTTTTAATTTTTTTCTTGTCTCCAATAAGAGAATTGCGTTTAATTTTAGCTTCCATGAGTCTTGCAACCCAAAAATGCTTACGAGCCGGGAGTCTCATTTGTGCTTCTTTAAGATTAAAGTCATCGAGTACAAGATCTTGCCCAATCTCGTTAATATATTTCCTTAGCAATTCCATCTATATATTATAAATATAATTATAATGGAATCAACCGGTAGATTTGAGAAGAAGTTCTTTAAATTGCTAGAAAATATGACTGCTGGTGGTGCTGATAGTGCTTTCGGCGATGGTCCTTCTGTCTCTGGTATATACCATCCTCCTCATACTATTAGTTCTAACGATAAGGCATATGCTCCGGACGACGGTCGCTTGGTAACACCTATGGGTAAGGTGCAGACACGCAAAGGGACTGCCGGGAAGCTGTCAAAGAGAAAATCTGCTAAGAAAAAAAGGCCTAAGCGTAAAAATTTATATTTAACCGGAGAAGAGAATGAGGAAGAGAAAAAGGGTCTAGACACTAGCTGGGAAGATGGTGATTTAAAGATTACTATTAAGGAGGTGCTTAAGTATCTAGATGATAATGATGTGCCTGTGAAGAAAGTTAACACCGATAAGTTAAAATCTATTCTTATAGCCGGCCCTAGAGATGCTAAAAGAGTGCAAGCTGCAGATTTAAAGTACCCGGTAGTGGTGGTTGTAGATATGAAAGGTAATTATAAGAGTATTTTGGATGGTAATCATAGAGTAGATAAAGCTATCAGAAGTGATATACCAACTGTAAAGGTTCGCGAGCTTGATCTACGGCATGCCCCAGAGAAATATAAGGCGCTGTTTAATTACAGTATAGAGAAAGAGTACGATTGAGTGATTTGGGACATTGGGAGGGGATCCTTCAAGAAGGTACGGATTTACCTTACGGTTTCATTTATAAGATAACAAATCTTACTAATGACAAGAAGTATATTGGTAAAAAGCAGTGTAAATCCATTAGAAAGCGACCTCCTCTAAAGGGAAAAAAGAATAAACGCAGGCATGAAGTAGAAACTGACTGGAAAAGCTACACTTCGTCGTCAAATCAGCTTAATAAGGATCTAGAAGTACTTGGTAAGGATAGTTTTAAGTTTGAAATCCTAAGATGGTGCGATTCTAAGTGGGAGTTGAGTTATTATGAGGCTAGATTACAATTTAAAGAAGAAGTATTGTTAAAAGATGACTACTATAATGGAATCATCAACCTTAGAATCGGTAAACGACGAAAGTAGTCACATTTATATACCGAAGATTCATAAAACTATAATAAATCTTAATTACTTCTTAGCTAAGTCCTTTAATGAGTATGCTTTTCATCTCGTTGAGAATAATTTAGAACTAAATCGTCATGAGAAGAACAAGCTCGGTATTCATTTTATTTTAAATCAGGTAATTCAAGCTGTTAATATAGATAGAGAGCATAAAAAACTGTTTTACTACAAAACAGATGAGAAAGTCATTGAGTATCAACTTGTAAAGCGTATCTTTAACACATTACCCAGTGTAATTAAGTATGGTAAAGTTGGATTTAGAGAGTTTATTGAAGAGCAAGACTATGAAGCGTGGAAGAGCCCCACAGAGGCACAACTATCCTTTAGAAACTTTAGGAACTTCCTTAAAAGATATGATCTAAAGCATCTGGAGGGTGAGTTTCTTGCCAATGTAAATATAAAACTCTCACTACTTCCATAAATATATTCATGAGCAAATTCCTAAAGCTGGTAAAAGAGAATCGACCTGGGGAAGACAAATACACTATAGACCTAAAAGATTTTAGCGGTGAAGTGGTTGATTCTTTTGTAATACACGGGACTTCTTATCCGTGGGCGACTTTTGATGATTTCCAAAAGCATATACGTGATGAATTTGAGAAGCTTAAAAGGGATCGTGGTGACGAACCAGTAGAAGATCAAGAGATCCAGTCCGGGGGTGGAGGATACAATGTTGATACAGAGGTAGAAAAGCTAGCTAGCAAAGCTAGCGGAGGCCTGGCGGGGTTGATGGGTAAAGCAATGGGCACAAAGGCTCAGGAGGCTAAAAAATTAACGAAAGAGAGAGAGGATGCAGTAGTATCATCTTTTGATGTATATAAACAAGATACAGCAAAATTAAAACAAGCATTACAAGACAGAGCGAGTGCGTAAGGATAAGATTATGAAAACACTAAAATTAATAGACCAATACATAAAGCTCTATGAACAGGACGACCCTGCAGCTGCAGAGGTAGATGTAAATGTTGAAGAGCCAGTCGCGGAAGAGCCTCCGGTGCCGGAAGA